GCATCATCGACCCATACATTCCCGCTATCGATAATGATTCTTAATAGTCTATCGCTATCGTCACAGACTGTTGTATAAAAACAACACTGATGATCTATACAGTGTTGCGTAGAAACAACACTATCGCTAAAGTGTTGTATAAAAACAACATGGGGGGAGGGTATTGGACTGTGATGAGATAATGATGTAGGCGCTACTGTATACAAAATAGTAAAAAAGGACTATATTGCACTGCAATGTAAGTCTTTGAAATTAAAAGAAGAAATAAATAGGGACAGAGTAGACAATAAAGGGACACAGTCGTAGACAGAATCGGCGCACCGTAGGGACTATGTCGCAGGGTTGCGGAGACCTATCAAGCCTATGGAGTCCCGCACAGCCCTGCTGGTCTGCAGAGTAAAATAAGCAACAAAGTACTTGACAAATTAAGAAAAGTATGATATAGTTCGCACTATATAGAACTATGACGAATCGTTAGGGTGATACGTCAGCGATATAGGATGATTAATATTCTTCTCCTATAGAAACCTCTCCAATAGCGAAAACCCTATATTGTACAGCCGAAGGCTGGATTTTATAGACAGCAGTTAATAAAGCCGTTGCTTCGCAACATCGTCTTCCAAAAAGGATAAAAGACACAATGAGTAATGATTCTGTCGAAGTAATAACTGAAGTTGTTGATACTAAACCGCCTCGTCCTAAGATTGTTCGTCGTAAGTTAGGTCGTCCCCTAAAGAAGGACATCGAGGCGAAGAAGAAGGGTAATAGGGGTAAGGTCGGAAGACCAGCCGGAGACTCAGCACGAATTGCTGAATTCAAAGCCAGATTGCTTGGCACCTCCGGAGATAAGATTATTGAGACTTTGATCCACAAAGCATTAGACCCAAATGATAAGGATCAAATCGCTGCATTGAAGATGTGTGTCGATCGTGTCTTACCGCTGTCGATGTTCGATGCGGCGAAAAACAGCGGTCAAACACCGCAGATTAGCATTAACATCACTGGGCTGAATAGTCCTAGCGTAGATGCCAATGTCGTAGACATGGGTGAGGTCGATAGTGACGAGTCTTAACTTTCAGTTGCTAAAATGGCAACAAGATGTCTTTAAGGACAAGACTCGCTTTAAAGTAATAGCAGCCGGGCGGCGGTGCGGTAAGAGTCGTCTAGCAACGATGATGTTGATCATCAAAGCATTAGAAGCTCCGGAGGGGAGCGCCGTACTTTATGTCTCCCCGACGCTCGGTCAAAGTAGACAAATCATCTGGGACAGTCTCCTAGAGATTGGTAAGCCAGTGATTAAGTCGGCACACATTAACAATCTGGACATCACCTTAGTGAATGGTCGTAAGATTCATGTTCGTGGTGCAGATAACAGTGATACCCTTCGTGGTCTGAGTTTGTATTACGCAGTCCTAGACGAGTGTGCGTTTATTAAGCAGGACACTTGGGAAAAGATTATCCGAGCATCGCTCTCAGACCGTAAAGGTGAAGCGATGTTCATCTCGACTCCGTCAGGGCGGAATTGGTTCTATGAGATGTATAAGCTAGGCTTTGAAGCAGAAGATCATGAATGGAAGGCTTGGCACTTTACTACAAAAGATAATGAGACGATTGACCCGAAAGAGGTGGACGCTGCAAGAAAAACGCTGTCGTCTTTTGCGTTCAAGCAAGAGTACGAAGCATCTTTTGACAATGCGGGGCAGGAGATCTTTAAAGAAGAGTGGATCCGTTATGGTGAAGACCCTCAGTACGGGGACTATGTTATCGCTATCGATTTGGCAGGATTTGAAGAGGTGGCGAAGAACGCTGGTGCTTCAAAGAAACGCTTAGACGAATCCGCTATCGCAATTGTAAAAGTAGAACCTCAAGGAGATTGGTTCGTTGAAAAGATTGTACATGGTCGTTGGGACATTAAAGAGACAGCAGCAAAGATACTTCGACTTGTACACGAGTATCAACCGATGGCTGTAGGTATCGAGCGAGGGGCGCTAAAGAATGCTGTTGCTCCTTACCTCAATGATTTAATGCGTAAGAATAATGTGTACTTTCACATCACAGATTTGACGCATGGCAACAAAAAGAAGACTGAGCGAATTGCTTGGGCGCTACAAGGTCGATTCGAGCATGGCAGAATCACCTTAAACGAAGACGAAGATTGGAGAGAGTTAGTAGATCAGTTGCTCCTCTTCCCAACCGCTAATGTGCATGACGACTTAGTCGACGCATTGGCTTATGTTGATCAGTTAGCGGTATCGAACTATCAACAGGATTATGACGACGATGACTACGAAGTATTGGATGTTATAAGCGGATACTAAGATGGATGACTGGCTAAAAGAATACTACAAATTACAAGAGACGAATTGGTCGCCAACTAAACTTTCTGATACAGAAGAAAAACAGTTTAGAGAATGGATTACCGGCACACAGTTATTTACAAATCTAAAACCTATAATTGCTCAAGATTTAGAAAAACCTGTTAACAAGCTAAGCGATAATGAAATTATTGATGAAATGCTTGCTTCTGGCGAATATGATTATCGTGGAGCGTGGAAAAAGGGTGTTACTGAAGAAATTAGCCCCTATGATAAAATGCCGCATTGGTCTTCAAGAGCGCCTGACGGAACATGGTTAAAGTCGCCAAAGCATCAAACAGCATGGAAAGAATTGTTCATGCAGCAGTACGGTCAAGATCCTGATTCTATTGGCTTAGACACTTTAGATAAAGCAATACAGGCAGTTAGACCGCAACAACAAATTCTAAATCCAATGTATCAAGATCCTTTTGGCGATACTACTAAGTAAGGAAAAACATGGCTGAAAATATGAACAACAACGTATTTGAAGAACCGACTCAGTCAGACATAGAGATCGTAGACTTCGTTGTATCCCATACCGATCGCTGGAGAGACTGGCGTGATAGCAACTTTTTAGAGGATTGGAAAGAATATGAACGCATTTTTCGAGGACAATGGTCTGCCGAAGACCGCACTCGTGAATCTGAGCGAAGCCGTATTATCTCCCCAGCGACTCAACAAGCTGTGGAAACAAGACATGCAGAGGTATGCGAAGCCATATTCGGCAATGGAGAATGGTTTGACATTGCTGACGACTTGGGCGACGCAAACAAACTTGATGTTGAAATACTTAAACGACAACTTAAAGAAGACCTAGAAAAAGATAATGCTCGTAAAGCCATCTCGCAGATCGAGTTAATGGCTGAGATTTACGGTACAGGTATCGGTGAGATTCTTGTCCAACGTAAGCCTGAGATGATTCCTACTACGATGCCAATGCCTGATGGCACTGCTGCATACGGTATTATGGAAAAGGAATACACTTGCGTTAAGTTAAATCCTGTCAATCCTAAAAACTTCCTCATTGACCCAAATGCTACTACGATTGACGACGCAATGGGAATTGCAGTCGAGAAGTATGTGTCGATTCACAAGGTTGTTGAAGGAATGGAAAAAGGTATCTACCGCAAAGTAGATATTCAACAAGCTCCAGAAGATACCGACTTAGAGCCTACTCAACAAGTTACCCAGTTCCAAGACGATAAAGTATTGCTATTGACTTACTACGGTCTTGCTCCTCGTGAGTATATCGAGCAGTTAGAAAATGAAGAGGGTGAAGTTGTTGATCTCTTCCCAGATGACACGACTGCTGACAAATACAGCGATTTAGTCGAGTGCATCGTGGTGATCGCCAATGGCGGAACTCTGCTCAAGGCAGAAAAGAATCCGTACATGATGAAGGATCGTCCTGTAATCGCTTATCAAGACGATAGCGTTCCCGGTCGTTTCTTTGGTCGTGGCACTGTCGAAAAAGCCTACAATATGCAAAAGGCTATTGATGCTCAGTTACGGGCGCATTTAGACAGCCTAGCATTGACTACAGCTCCAATGGTAGCGATGGATGCTACTCGTCTGCCTCGTGGCGCTAAGTTTGAAGTCAAACCCGGTAAAGCAATCCTTACCAACGGTAATCCAAATGAAATTATGGTTCCGTTTAAGTTTGGCAATACCGATCCTGCTAACTTGACAACCAGCTCTGTATTTGAAAAGATGTTACTACAAGCTACTGGTACTGTCGATGCGGCTGGACAGCCAACAGCTTCTACCCGTGATTACCCACAAACCTCGATGTCGGTTGCTGGAATCATTAAGAAGTATAAGCGGACACTCATGAACTTCCAAGAGGACTTCTTAGTTCCGTTTATTAAGAAAGCTGCCTATCGTTTCATGCAGTTTGACCCTGAGCGCTATCCAACAGTGGACCTCAAGTTCATTCCAACAGCTACATTAGGCATTATTGCCCGTGAATACGAGCAACAACAGCTTATTGCGTTGCTACAGACTCTTGGACCTAATACGCCTGTATTGCCAATGCTTCTCAAAGGCATTATTGCCAGCTCTAGCTTACCAAATCGCCTTGAAATGGAAGCTACTTTGGATCAAATGATGCAACCTAACCCACAACAACAGGAATTACAAGCAGTTCAAACCCAGCTTGAAGTGGCTGCAGCACAGGCTCAAATCGCTAAACTACAGTCCGAAGCCGTTAGAAACAACGCTTCTGCTCAGAAAGATGTAGTTGAGACTCAATTGATGCCAGCCGAGACCCAAGCGAAGGTAATTAGCGGTCTAAGCCAGAATATTAGGGGTCAAAACACCAGCGGAGAGTTTGAGCAAAGAGCCAAGATTGCTGAACTAGCCCTCAAAGAAGAGGATATTAAGAGTAACGAGCGTATCGCTAGTTTACAAATGTTGCAAAAACAATCAAAAAGTGCTTGACATTTTAACAAAACTGTGGTAATATCAGCCACAGTGTTGTAATTTAACAACACAGTTCCCATTAAAGGAGAAAACTGTGGACAAAGAACTTCAAAAGTATTATGACGATCGTTTTTCAATGATGTCAACGCAGGGTTGGTTAGATTTAGTCGCCGACCTAAAAGAAATGCAGAAAGCCGTTGATAACTTGATGAGCGTTCCAGATGAAAAAACGCTGTTTTTCCGTAAAGGACAATTAGACATCATTTTATGGGTGCTAACCTTACGAGATACTTCAGCAAAGGCTTACGAGCAACTTCAGAACTCGTCGGGAGACGCTTCAGATGCCTCGTAGGTTGTTCGACTTCCTTTGCGAAGCCGGACATGAACAAGAAAAACTAGTGGAAATTGATACCGTTAGCGTTACTTGTTCGGAGTGTGGCTTGACCGCACATCGCCAATTATCAACACCTCGTATCAACCTCGAACCGTTTACTGGGATTTTTCCTAGTGCAACGAGTAAGTGGGAGAAACGAAGAGCTGAGAAGTTGGCACAAGAGCGTAAGCTCAATAGAGACAAAGATACTGCGTAAGCACCTTTGTTATTTTATAAATCCTACAATCACTTTGTGACAGGAGCATTATTATGGCTGAATTTGTTGAAGAAAACGAACTGCAAGAAGGAACCTATAGTCAGATCGATGAAGTAAAACAGGAACAACCTCAAGAAATTGAGACTCCAGTTGAAGAACCTAAACAGGAAGTAGTTCCTGATAAGTACAAGGGCAAGTCACTAGAAGACATCGTTAAGATGCACCAAGAAGCTGAAAAGCTCATTGGACGACAAGCACAAGAAGTACATGAGGTTCGTAGTCTCGCTGATCAACTCCTCAAGCAACAACTCGATGCCAAGCAACAGAAACAACCTGAATCAGAACCAGAAGAAGATTTTTTTGTTGATCCAAGACAGGCTGTAAACAAAGCTGTCGATCAGCACCCTGCAGTTCTTGAAGCAAAACAAGCAGCACTCGAAATGAAGAAGATGAAGATTGCACAACAGTTGCAGTCTAAGCATCCTGATTATATGGAAATAGCACAAAACGCTAACTTCCATGAGTGGGTTAAAGCAAGCCCAGTGCGAATTGATTTGTTTACCAAGGCAGATACTGAATTTGATTTTCCTGCAGCAGATGAATTGCTAAGTACTTACAAAGAACTCAAGCAAATCAAAGCAACGCAACAGCAGCAATTATCAAACGCAGTCGAAACCAAAGCTCAAGAAACAGCATTACGTGCTGCAGCAGTGGATGTTGGCGGATCTGGAGAAGTAAGCAAAAAGATTTACAGACGGGCTGACCTTATCAAATTGAAAATGACTGATCCTGATCGGTATATGGCGCTACAAGATGAAATCATGGCTGCCTATGCTGAAAACAGGGTTAAATAACTTAATCTTAGGAGATTTATAAAATGCCATTAGGTACTTCACACGTAACCGCAGCTCGTGCGGCAACGTTCATTCCAGAAATCTGGTCTGACGAAATCGTAGCAGCTTACAAAAAGAATTTAGTTGCTGCTAATTTGTTCAAAAAGATGTCATTCAAGGGCAAGAAAGGTGACACCGTTCACATTCCAGCTCCTGTTCGTGGCTCTGCTAACTTGAAAGTTGCTGAAACTCAAGTTACTTTGAACGCAAACACCGAATCAGAAGTATTGGTGTACATCAACAAGCACTATGAATATAGCCGCTTGATTGAGGACATCGTCGAAGTGCAAGCTCTGTCTTCACTCCGTCAGTTCTACACCGACGACGCTGGTTACGCTCTTGCTAGGCAAGTTGACACCGACTTAGTTCGTTTAGGTCGTGGTGCTAACGGTGGCGACGGTACTGCTGCTTATGACAAGGCTTACAAAGGTGACGACGGTACGACTCTGTACACCGGAACTGCTGCTGCTTTGACTGCTGCTGCTATCCGCCGTACCATTCAGCGCTTAGATGACAACGATGTTCCAATGGACGGTCGTTTCTTCATCATCCCTCCATCAAGCCGTAACACATTGCTTGGCTTAGACACTTTCACCACGTTCAATAGCGTTGGTGAGGCTGCTTCTGCTAACAGCATCCGTAACGGTATGATCGGCGACATCTACGGTGTATCCGTATATGTAACCACCAATGCTGACGCTGCAACTGACGGCGACCGCATTGCTTTGATGGCACACAAGGACTTCGCTGTTCTCGCTGAGCAAGTAGCTGTTCGCAGCCAAACTCAGTACAAGCAAGAGTACTTAGGTACACTCTTCACTGCTGACACTCTCTACGGTGTTGCAGAGTTGCGTGATACTTCTGCTATCGCTCTAGCTGTTCCAGCCTAATTATAGGCTTCAAGGTCCCTCTTCGGAGGGGCTTTGTTTAAGGGTATTCTAAGAGTATCTTTAAACAAATAGAGGAACTACTACATGGCAATTTATAGAGGTTCTGGCGGATCTTTAGACGGACAAACAGAGTCATTGAGCTTTCCTGTGTCTATATCGCAAGGCGGTACTGGACAGACAGACCCTAATAAAGCCTTCAATGCTTTAGCGCCTACACAACAATTTAACAGCGGTAAATATCTCAAGACTGATGGTGCAAACACCTCTTGGGATAATATTGTTATAAGCACTGACGACATTAGCGGTGTTTTAGCCACAAGTAATGGCGGTACTGGTGCGTCCGATACGGAAACAGCTCGCACCAATTTAGGGCTTGCTATCGGAACCGATATTCCCAGTCCTACTGGTACAGGAGCTTCTGGTACTTGGGCGATTGATGTTAGCGGAAATGCTGCTACTGTTACCAACGGTGTTTACACTACTGGTGATCAGACAATTGCTGGTATCAAAACATTCTCTTCTACGATTGTAGGAGACATTAACGGTAATGCAGGAACAGTAACCAACGGAGTTTATACTTCTGGTACATATTCCAATCCTAGTTGGATTACCTCGTTAGACGGTAGTAAACTAACTGGTACAGTAGTAGCAACTAACGGAATTGTATCTACTGGTTCGTATGCTGATCCTGCGTGGATTACTAGCATAGCTGGTTCTAAAGTTAGTGGTAATATTAGCGGCAATGCAGCCAATGTTACAGGCACTGTAGCAGTTGCTAATGGCGGTACAGGCGCTACAACAGCAGCTAACGCCCGTGTAAACTTGCTTCCAAGCTATACCGGCAATGCTGGTAAAGTTCTTGGGTTAAACGGAACTGCTACCGATGTTGAATGGATTAGTTCTTCCGGATCTGGTTCGGTTACAAGTGTCGCTTTAACAGCCCCAACAGGATTTGCTGTAACTGGATCTCCAGTAACTTCAGCAGGAACTTTAGCATTAGCGTTTGCGTCTGGTTATTCGCTACCAACCACCACAAAGCAGTCTGAATGGGATACAGCCTATACCGATCGCCTTAAATGGGATGGTGGTTCTACAGGACTCAATGCTTCTACTGGAAGAACTAGCCTTGGTTTAGTCATTGGCACAGATGTCCAAGCCTATGACCCACAATTAGCAGATGTTGCTGGATTAACCCCTACAGATAATGGGGTTATTATTGGCAATGGTACTAATTTTGTGGTAGAATCGGGTACTACATTGCGTAGTTCTATCGGTTTAGCAATTGGTACAGATGTTCCTAGCCCAACTGGAACTGGTGCAAGCGGTACTTGGGGTATTAGTATTACAGGAAATGCCGCAACAGCAACCAATGGTGTTGTTACTACTGGTAGTTATGCAGATCCAAGCTGGATTACATCTTTAGCAGGATCAAAGATTAGCGGTAACATTAGTGGTAATGCAGCGAATGTCACAGGCACTGTGGCTGTTGCAAACGGTGGAACCGGTGCTACGACATTGACTGGTTATGTAAAAGGTAATGGAACGTCGGCGATGACAGCATCAGCCACGATTTCTGGTTCAGATATTAGTGGCGGTACAATTGACGGAGGAACGTATTAATGCCAACAACCATTGTAATTAAAAACAGCTCAACGGCTGGCTCAGTCCCAACAGCGGGTCAGCTAGTTCAGGGCGAGTTAGCGGTCAACGTAACAGATCGTAAGATATTCACAGAGACCTCTACTGGTACTGTCGTTGAAATCGGCGGCGGCGCTCGTGGTAACGGTGCAGATGATATTTTCTATGAGAATAGCAAAACTGTAAACGGTAGTTACACCATCAGCACAAACAAGAATGCTATGTCTACTGGTCCAATCACGATTGCATCAGGTGTTTCTGTAACTGTTCCTAGCGGTAGTCGCTGGGTCGTTTTATAAGGAAAATATATGTCTATTGTCTTATTAGGCTCAACAAGCGGAAGTTGTACGCTACAAGAACAAGCGGTAGCTGGTACTACTGTTTTAACTTTGCCGACCACTAGCGGTACTGTAATGGTCAACGGACCAGCGTTTAGTGCTACAAAAATAACAACTGCACAAACAATTACCACCTCTGTTGTAACAAAAGTAACATTTAATAGTGTTGATTTTGATACAAACAGTAACTTTGCTTCTTCTACTTTTACGCCAACTGTTGCTGGTTATTACATAATTACTGCAAATGCTCAAATAAGTTTTTCAGACAGTACTGGTGGTTTATCTTCCGTATATATATATAAAAACGGTTCTGCATACAGTCGTGCTGGAATGAATATTAGTAGCAGTATAACTAATACAAATTATGCTGCGGTATCTACTGTTATTTATATGAACGGAACAACAGATTATGTGGAAATGTATGCTATAGGTACATCGGGGTCAGCAACAATTAATTTAAACGCAACCTCAAATACAAGGTTTACTGGTGCGTTAGTAAGGGCGGCTTAATATGACATTATTTGAAAAAATTACAGTTATTTATCCTGAATTAACTATCAATGATTTTATTGAAGGAACAATTCTTTTGCAAAACGATTCAGACGGCAAAGGCGATTACATTGCTAAATGGAATCATCCTACCCTAGCTAGACCAACAGACGAGCAATTAGAAGGAGTCCAATAATGGCTGTCACATTAAACGCATCTACATCAAGCGGTTTAGTACAAACTGCTGATACAAGTGGAACAATTGAACTACAAAGTAATGGTACTACTAAGCTAACTGTAGCTTCTACTGGTGCTTATGGTCAATTAGTAAGTGGTACTGCTGTTGCAAGTACAAGTGGAACTTCTATTGACTTTACTGGTATTCCTTCTTGGGTAAAACGAATTACTGTAATGTTTAATGGTGTTTCTACATCAGGAACTTCTTTTAAACAGATTCAAATAGGCTCTGGTTCTGTTGTTACAACTGGATACGCTGGTTCAGCATCAGTAATGAGCGCTGCCGTTGGAACTACTAGCTTTACTACTGGGTTTGGGATTAGGTCAAACGCAGCAGCAGACTCCATATCAGGTATTTCAATAATTACCAACATTTCAGGAAATACTTGGGTTTGCTCTACCAACACCTCAAACTCGACAACAGAAACAAGCGTTGCTAGTGGCATTCTTGCTCTTGGTGGAACATTAGACCGAGTACGCATTACCACAGTTAACGGCACAGATACATTTGACGCTGGTTCAATCAATATTCTTTACGAGGGCTAATATATGACACACAGAATCGTTGTAGATGTACAAACAGGCGAAGTAACTCAAGTAGAGTACACAGCAGAAGAACAAGCCGCTTACGATGCCGCTATTGCCGCACAAGCTGCTGAAGTAGTAGAAACTCCTGCTGAAACTCCAGTAGAACCCACCCAAGAGGCTTAATTATGGCTATTACAATATCGGGCGATAGCCCTAACCTAACAAGTGCTTCTTTAACAACACCTACTTTAACTACTCCTTCAGCAAGTAATGGTACTTTTACAAGTCCGACTTTTGCTGGAACTCCAACCGGTGTAGGTGTTTTAACCAGTGGAACTGCAGCCGCATCAACTAGCGGTACAGCAATTGATTTTACAAGCATTCCATCGTGGGTCAAAAGAATTACTGTAATGTTAAGTGGTGTTTCGACTAACAGTACTTCATTAGTTCAGTTACAGCTTGGGGATGCTGGCGGTTTTGAAACAACTGGTTATTTATCAACTGCGCAAAACGGTGCTTCATCTGCAAATTCATCAACTGGTTATCTGTTAACACAGGCTCAAGCAGCAGCTTCTTCTTTAACAGGAAATGCAGTGTTATGCAAAATTGATGGTAATACTTGGATTATAAGTGGTGATGTTGCACAACAACCAACTGTTTCAGCCAATGTGGCATCTTTAGGTGGTTCTAAAACATTGTCAGACACATTAACTCAAGTTCGTATCACTACAGTTGGCGGTACAGATACATTTGATGCTGGTTCTATTAATATTCTTTACGAGTAAAAATCATGGCTTACCACGTTGACGAGGGAGTTAAAGTAATCGGCGATGCGGTATCAATTGCTACCGTTCTTGGTACTTTAGCTCAGATACTACCCGCCATTGCAGCATTATTCACAATCATCTGGACTGGCTTTCGGATTTATGAAACAGAAACTGTCCAAGGTTGGTTAGGTAAAAAGAAAGGTAAAAACAGTGAAAAAGACTAAAGCAGAAAAAAAGATTAGTAAAGTAATGCGTGAGTATAAAGCCGGTGAACTCAATATCGGAAAATCACCAAAGAAAGTAACTTCTCGCAAGCAAGCAGTAGCAATCGCTTTAAGTCAAGCTGGTAAATCTAAGAAAGGGAAGTAATATGCCAATGGTAAAAGATAAGAAGTTCCCATACACCGCTAAAGGTAAAAAAGAGGCTAAACAGTACGCTAAAAAAACTGGCGCTAAAATGACCTCTAAACCAGCCAAGAAGATGGGCGCTAAGCGTGGCTACTAAACCCGGTTTGTACGCCAATATCGCAGCAAAGCGTCGTCGTATCGCTGCTGGTTCAGGCGAGAAGATGCGTAAGCCCGGCACTAAAGGCGCACCGTCGGCTAAAGACTTTAAAGATGCTGCTAAAACAGCTAAGAAGAAGAAATAATGATTAAGAAGGGTAAAGAGACATTTTCTGGCTATAACAAGCCTAAAAGAACTCCAAACCATCCTACTAAGTCACACGCTGTGTTGGCTAAGTCGGGAGACCAAGAAAAGCTGATTCGTTTCGGTCAGCAAGGCGTTAAAGGGGCAGGATCGAATCCTAAAACCTCATCTGAAAAGGCACGCCAAAAGAGTTTTAAAGCTCGTCATGCGTCGAATATCGCTAAAGGCAAGATGTCTGCAGCATATTGGGCGGATAAAGTTAAGTGGTAAAAATTTTATAAAAAACACTTGCTTTTTTCCTAAATCTGTGATAGGATAACGATTAAATGGCTACCTATGTTGATGTTGTAAATAATGTACTGACTCGCTTGCGTGAGCCTGTAGTCACGTCGGTAAACGATAGCACCTATGCAAAACTCATTGGTATCATGGTTAATGATGCTAAGCGTGAAGTAGAAGATGCCTATGACTGGAATGCTTTGGGGTCTACAGTAACGGTAACAACGACTGCAGGAACTTATAACTATACTTTAGTGGGTTCTAAGACTCGGTTCCGTGTAATTGATGTGTTAAATGATACGTCGAACTATACATTGCAGTATGCTCCTACGCATTGGATGAACCAGCAGTTCTTGTTAACGACACAAGGAACGAACTCGCCTTACTACTACAACTTTAACGGTGTAGACAGCAACGGAGATACACAGGTAGATTTATTCCCTGTTCCTAACTCAGTATTTACAATTCGATTTAACATGACTGTACCGCAGCCTGATTTGACTTCAGACAGCACAGTGATTAAAGTACCTGATCATCTTGTTGCTCAATTAGCGTATGCTAAGGCAATTGCGGAGCGTGGTGAAGATGCTGGTATTAGTTCTATTGAAGCATACAGCCTGTATCGTAATTCTTTGGCAGATGCGATTGCAATTGAACGCAATCACTATCTCGAAGAAGTTGAATGGACTAATGAGTAATGGCTGAACAAATTGTTACCTCGTCGATTGTAGCGCCGGGGTTCAAAGGTGTTAACACTCAGGATTCGAGTGTAACCCTTGAATCAGGTTATGCGACCATCGCAGAAAACTGTGTAATTGATAAGTTTGGTCGTATTGGTGCTAGAAAGGGCTGGAGTCCTGTAAATGCAACCAGTGCTGATTTAAGCACTGCTTCTGTTCGTACAATCGTTGAGATTGTTAAAGAAGATGGTAATGTTGTCATAACTGCAGGTAATAATAAGTTATTTAGCGGCACCACAACATTAACACAATTAGCTGTAAGAAACAGTACAAATACTGCCAATCTGTCGTATACGATTACAGACGATCATTGGAGTATTGGTGTGCAGCCTTATAGTACAGGCAAGAATGCTTCTGCTCACGGTTATTTAGCTCAAGCAGGACATCCAGTATTAGTGTATCACAAATTACCTTTAGTCGGTACTGGTGCAACGATTACGGTTACGAACGTAACTGGTGGCGGTAAAATTAGCGCTCATACAGTAACTACTGGCGGTTCTAACTGGTTTGTAGGCGATACCGTTACTGTAACAGGTGGTACTGGTTCTGGAGCTACTTTTACAGTTGCTTCTGTTAGTGGAACTGCCGTACTAACACTAACAATGACTAATGACGGTACTGGTTATACAATAAACGATGTATTGACTTTAGCTGATACACCCGGACAGCACACTCATGAGGGTAGCTACGGGTTGCAACGATTAGGCGATGTTGGAAGTGTACCGTCAGGCTATACTACGGACACATTTACCCCCAACATTGCTCTAGCAGCTTACGGTCGTCTTTGGTATGCTGATATTGTCAACGATAGACAGACAATATACTTTAGCGATCTGAACAACGGTGGAGCATTAACAGGCGGTTCAGCAGGTTCGTTAAACATTGCTGATATTGTACCAGATGGAGATCCGATTGTATCACTAGCAGCACACAACGGTTATTTAGTAATATTCTGTAAACATCACATTGTCTTGTATAACAATGCAGATGATATTACAAATATTGCATTGCAGGATTTAATTAAAGGAATTGGTTGCATTGCACGAGATTCCGTAGCACTTGCAGGAACAGACTTAGTATTCCTGTCTAACGGTGGTGTACGGTCGTTATTGCGTACGATTCAGGAGAAATCCTCACCGATTAGGGACATCAGTGCTAATGTTCGTGATGATTTGATGCAGTATATTGACGCTGAGACAGCAAAGCAAGTAAAGAGTGTCTATTACGAAAAAGACGCATTCTATGCGATCTCTTTCCCAACATCGAATATCGTATATTGCTTTGATGCTCGTGGTGTGTTAGAGAATGGTGCGTCAAGAACAACAACATGGTACACCAAGATTACTGCATTCTTTCCGACAGTTGGTCGTTTGTTGTATCTAGGTAAAGATGGCTATATTGGTAACTACACAGGCTATACCGATAATAGTGCTTCTTATCGCATGAGTTATTATACTAATTGGTTTGACTTTAATCAACCAACGGTAGAAAAGATACTAAAAAGTATTGGTATTACATTCATTGGTGGTCGTGGCGTTAGTGTATCACTAAAGTGGGCTTTTGATTATAGTGAATCGTATCAAAGTCAAGTATATACTTTAGCAAACCCATCTTTAGCAGAATACGGAATTGCTGAGTATGGAATTGCTGAGTATACCGCTGGTGTTGTATTTGACAATACCCGTACTCAAGTAGGCGGTACAGGAAGAGTACTTCAACTTGGTATTGAAGCTATGATTGTGGGTTCAGAAATCTCAGTTCAGAAGATGGATTGTTATGTAAAACAAGGAAGGATTAGATAATGTCTAATTATACAAAAACAACAAACTTTGCAGTTAAGGATACATTATTCACCGGTAATCCAGCTAAGTTAGTTAAAGGTACTGAAATCAACACAGAGTTTGATAATATTGCTACGGCAGTCCAAACCAAGATTGATACAAATAATCCTAGCTTTACTGGAACAATGTCAGGCGGAACCATTGACGGTGGAACCTACTAAAGTACCGGTAGTTATAAGAGATAACTATGTAATGTACTTAGAACTCTATCAAGGGTTTTTATGGTTTCATACAGATATTAATAAGTGGACAACAAAGATTAAGAAACAATATTTAATCGATTTAAATACCTTACAGAAATTAAACAATACTAAATTGCTTGCGTTTGTTGAAATAAGAAATAATAAGTTAGCAAAGTTTGGAAGGTCTATAGGGTTTAAATTTGAAAAACCCTTTTTAGGTGGAGACGGTCAAATGTATCATATTTATAGCAGAGGTTTATAATGGGTAAAGCTGCGTCAGTAGTTGGAGGTATTGGTGGTGGAATCATTGGCGGGGTTTTTGGAGGTCCTGCTGGAGCCGCTGCTGGTTACTCTATTGGTAGTGGACTAGGTGGTGCTTTAGGAGGCGGAGGCGGTGGCGGTGGCGGACAAGTACAGGGCTACTACAGTGATGCTGCTGCACAACAAGCCGCTGCCGCAGCACAGGCTGCTGAAGCTGCAAAATTTAGACCTGTTGGTATTAGTTCTCGTTTTGGTAAATCTCGATTTGGTTTTAACGACCAAGGATACTTAACCAGTGCCGGATATACTCCTTCTCAAGAGTTATTAACACTTCAAAACTTCTATTCTCAAAATGCTTTAGCCGGTAGAGCCGACACAGAGCGTCTACTATCGTTAGGTCGTGGATATATATCTGAAACACCACAAGAAGCACAGAGTAGATATTATTATCAACAAAGAGCCTTATTGGCTCCCGGTGAAGAACAGGCATTAGGACGTATTCGTTCTAACTTGCTTACTACTGGTCGTGGTGGTTTAGCAGTCGGTCAAGGCGGTGGTTTAGCTGCTTCTAATCCTGAACTACAGGCATATTACAATGCAATTGCTACTCGTGACCTGCAACTTGGTATTGAAGCTGAACAAGCTGCTAGAGAGCAGATTAAGTTTGGTCAAGGTTTACTCTCAACAGCATATTCTCCAGTATCTACTCCTTACAGCCAAGTCGCTGCATTAGAAGAACTTGCTCAAGCACCATTAGACATTGGGGCTCAGCTTGGTGGTCGTTCTGCTGCGGCTGGTGCTAATGCTGGTCGATTACTAGCTGAAGGTGGCTTAGCTGCTGCTCAGACAGGCTTAGCTGGTAATGTTGCTGGTGCTGGTATCACTGCTGCAAGAAATACTGCATTGAATCAAACTCTTGGTACAATATTCCAGAATCCTAAAGTAGGCGAATGGTTTGGAGGATTGTTCCCCGGAGGCGGTATCGGCGGTGGGTTTGGTGGCGGTTATAGTTCAGTTCCTTACGCCCCGACAGACGCTGGATTTGGTAGTTATTCAGGCGGCTACTATGGATCCGCACCTTAATTATATACAGGAATAATCATGGCTGAAATCGTAAACAGTTTATTTGGTACTTCGCCAGAATCGTATTTATCTGAGCGTAATCGTAGAGACTATCTTGATACACTAGCGGTTGCTCGTCAATCTTCTGCTCCGGGAACTATGATGTCCCCGTCATTAGCTCCTTTTTATCAACAAGCTGCTCAAGAAGGGCAATTAATTGGCAGAGGTGTTGGCGCAATTGCGGGTATGTTGGGTGTTGAAGATCCAGAGTTAGTTAAGCTCAGAGATGTTTCACAGATGCGGACTCAGTTTGATTTAACAAATCCAGAAGGAATTCGTCAATATTCTAGAGCATTAGCAGCTAAAGGATACGGAGAGTTTTCTACCGCTGCTGCTGCAATTGCAGACCAACGAGAAAAAGACGTATTAAATCTTCAAAAAACTCGTACAGACATTCAAAAAACACAAACAGATATTGCTAGATCACAGCAGACAGTTGAGCGTGAAGATAAATTAAGAGAAGCATTAGCAGCCTTACCTCCAAACGCAACAGAAGCTCAATATTTAGCTGTATTCCGTCAATTTGGCTCCCCAGATCAACAAGCTCGTGTGATTCAGGCTTCTATGGATCGTAATGCTAAATTAGCAGCTGCTCAAGCAGAAGCCGGTGCTATAGGAACCGCCGGTGCTGTCGGTAAAGGAGGAGCCTATCGTGACATTAATGGAACAATTTACGGTCCGGCTGAGATGAAACCAATTCGCCAAGAGTTTAAAGGCGCTCAAGATTTATTGGATACTTTAAATCAAATTACTCCACAAGATGTTAAAAATTCAGAATCTTTTGTTGATTGGACTACTAAGTCTAACGAAGTTAAGAGCTTAGCTACTAAAAAGACTTTAACAGCACAGTCTAAGATTGCCTTATCTCAATTAATGCAACAAATTGAAAGTCTTCCTCCCGGATCTGCTTCTGATGCTGACATGAGAGCAGCTATGAAGAACTTCCCCGGATATAGCGATCCAGATGCTTTAGCTACTTGGATTAATGATACTAAAGCTAAACTTGAAAGATCTATCAATCGTACCTCAGATCAATTTGGATTTAAACCAACAGTTAAATCTAGCGGTAGAATTGATTTAAAAGCTAAACCAGCTGCTGGTATATCAACTTCAGATAATGATTTAATTACTAAATATCTTACCCCGACATCTGAGCAAGGAAGATAATGGCTACTTATGAACAAGTAATGACAGCATTGCGTAATGCTGATGCTGCTGGTAATGTAGAAGACGCAAGACGATTAGCTCAGATTGCTCGACAATTACAAGCAAGCCCACAACAAGCTACAAGACAGCCAGCCGCTCCTGTAGAATATACTGCAGAACAAATGGCTCCGTCTTCGCCTGAAGATGTTGGCTTTAGCGGAAACACACCAACAGAAACAGCTCGTCGTATTGATCAGATGGTCGGTCCCGGGTCTCCTATTGCACGATTTGCTAAAGGAGCTATTGTTGATCCATTATTGGGTATCAATCAGCTTTTAGCCGAAACTGGAGTGTTTGGCGAGAAAGTTAAAACCGGTGCTAGAGAAGTCGTTAAAGAATACGAAAAAGCTACTCAAGAAGGACGAGCAAGACAAGGAAGTGAGGGATTTGACTTTGTTCAATTAGGAGGTGCGCTGCTTAGTCCGGTTAACCGTCTTGCTCCTGTTCCATCGGCTCCAACGGCTGCTGGTAGAATTGCTGAAGGCGCTGCTGTTGGTACATTATTTGGTGGTGTCCAGCCAGTAGTTGATACCGATAATTATCTTGAAGAAAAGTTTAAACAACTAGGCGCTGGAGCATTCTTTGGTGGTCTTATTTCAGGCGGGGTTGAAACTGCTGGTAAAGTCGGTAAAGTATTAAAAGATTTAGGAAAGCCATTAACAGAGTCAGGACGTATTGAAGTTCTTCGTGACTATCTTAAAGGGCTTACAAAAGATAAACAAGCTGAGATTGTGGCTTCTTTACGAGGAGCAGAAGAAATTGTTGCTGGTTCTCGTCCTACCGCAGCTCAAGCAGTAGCTGACATTCCTGAAGCAACAGCTTTAGCGGCATATCAGCGTGGTCTTGAGCGTGTGCCTCAGCGTGGTATTTCGGCTCAGTTTGCTGGCAGAGAAGCTGAACAAGAAGCTGCTCGTTTAGCAGAAATTCGTGCTATTGGCGGTGATGATGCATCCTTAGCTGCCGCTAAAGCACAGCGTGAGGCTATAACGACTCCATTACGGGAACAAGCATTGTCACAAGCTAATTTAGCTGGAGACATTGGCGCAAGACTAGAACAAGAAATTGCTGGTAAGTATCAAAGTAAAGGACAGGCTCTTCGTGTTGCAGGAATGCTAGAGACCGAAGGCGCTCAACAACAAGCCTTATCTCGTCAATTCTTTCCTGTTCCGGGTTTTCCTCGTGTATCGCCATCGTTTAGTCAGAACTACCAGCGTGTCGTTGGTAACTTAGAAGGCGCACAAACAGCTCGTAATACAGCACAGCAACGTCAAGCTGAGCTAGATTTTAAGAACTTTCAATTACAGAGTTTATCTGATAATGGATTCTTTCCTTTACGAACAACAGAAATTACTAATCAGATTGATACACTATTGACCCGTCCCGGTGAAGCAAGAACTTCTGATTTAATTCGTCGTTCTTTGAGCGAAATCCGTGATGAAATACAGCGTTTCAGTAATCAAGATGGAATAATCAATTCTGCTGATTTGTACGGCATCCGTAAGAATCTAGGTAATATCTTGCGTAAGAATGCAGGTGAAACCGGTACTTTTGATGAGAAATTGCTAAGCCGATATAGTACTAATCTAAAGAGTTATATTGACAATTCTATTAATAAGTCAATCGGTGCTACTAAAGAAGATCCCGGTAGCTGGACTCGTTACTTGAAGACATATGAACAAGCATCTGAAAAGATTAACCAAATGGAGATTGGTCAAGCATTAGAAGCTAAATTGCGTACTTCGCTTGGAGACAAAGAAAGAGCCGGTGTATTCGCTAACGCTGTTCAGAATGCAGCTCAAACCATTAAGACCTCTACTGGTCAAGCTCGTTTCCAGAAGCTAGAACAAGTTTTAACTAAAGATCAAGTCGCTTCTGTTAATCGTGTACTTGCTGATGTACAACGTGATGCTAAAGCACAAGCCCTTGCAGCAAAGTCTAATGTTGAAACACTAGAAAGCGGTGCAGAATTACCTAACTTGTTAAATCGTGCAGCGTTAATTACCAATGTGGTATTAAAGGCTTTAAAGAAAGATGCTAACGAAGATATTAATCGTATTGCTGCTGAAATGATGCTTGATCCTCGTAAACTGGCTGCATTTATTGAAGGGGTTCCTGCTAATAAATCTAAGCAAATTGTAGGTGCGTTCATGGCTCGTCTGACTCCTGAGATGCGTGATGAGTTTAATCGTTTCATGACAATTAGAGCAGCAACTGAAATGGCAACTCAGCCTGAAGAACAATAATTAAGAATATGATTCCATGTCTGACCAATTTGGTTTTATCGAAGGAGCAAAATCCGTAACAGGTAGTATGGATGCTAGTCGAGAGGCTAGTAAGTCCATCACTAAGAGTATTACCGATGTACAGAAGGACGCTGCAGCAGTAGCACAGCAGAAAGACCTAGAGCGTAAAAGACATATAAGAGAAGCACAGGTCTTTAAAGAGCAGTATTTCAAGAGAGCAATGATGGAATGGCAACGCCAAGAAACCATCCGTATTGAAGAAGCTAAAGTCAAGGCTGATTTCATTAAGAAGCATGGTGCTAAACGCTGGTCTGAAATCGAATCCATTAAACAAAAGATAGAGAAACAAGACAATGAGCTTACTAGAGAGTTTAAACAAGATTTGGCAAAGGTTCGTAGAGCAATGTTCATGTGCTATGCAGTGGCTGCGGTCATTGCTTGGTATCTAACTTGGGGGTATAAACAATAATGTTACCATTAATGGCACTATTCGATGTTGGGATGAAAGTCCTAGATAAATTCATTCCTGATCCTGAAGCTAAAGCAAAGGCTCAGAAAGAGTTGCTGCAGATGCAACAAGAAGGCAAACTAGCTGAGTTACAGGCTGATAACATTGAGGCACAAGAACTCACTAAGAGACACGAAGCAGACATGGCTAGTGATAGCTGGTTGTCTAAGAATATACGACCTATGACGTTAGTGTTTATTCTTATGGTCTATTCAGCATTCGCTACGATGTCTGCATGGGACATCGAAGTAAACAATAACTACGTTGAACTGCTAGGTCAATGGGGAATGTTGATTATGTCTTTCTATTTCGGCGGACGTACGCTGGAGAAGATAATGGATATGAAGAAGGATAAAAAAGATGAACCTAAGCCCTAATTTCACCTTAGAAGAACTAACTCACTCTGAAGTAGCAGAGCGTAAGAACTTAGATAATACCCCTAACGCTACCGAGGTTGCTAATCTGACTCGATTGGCAGCCTTGCTTGAGCAAGTTAGAACCCTTTTAGGCAAGCCTATCCTGATTAACTCAGGCTTTAGGTCTAAACCAGTCAATGACTCTGTCGGTAGCAAGGACACTAGCCAGCATAGGCTAGGTTGTGCTGCTGATTTAAGAGTCCCCGGAATGACCCCTAAACAGGTCGTAGAGGCGTGTTTGGCTTCAGACATACCCTTTGACCAAATCATCGAAGAATTCGGCTCTTGGACGCATATAAGCGTTCCTAACGCTACTTCTGACAAGCCTCGTAGACAAGCCCTAATTATTGATAAAGCTGGTACTAGGAATTTCGTGTAATATAATGTCGGTATTTATCAACATTTATTGACACTTTGTAACAAAAAAGAACCCCGCCGAAGCGGGGGTGAAAGTCGAATTATGCAATTCTGGGTACTAGGTGAATCAGCAGCGTCAGTCGTCGTGAGGTCTACTGAACATGATTCTGATGATTCCCAAATCGATAGCGAGATGGGATTCTTCATCAAAGTCAGGAACATACTCAAATCCTACGCTGAACCCAGTAATAAAGTATAAGTTTATCATCATTTGACTGGACAAGCTCCGCTGGAACACTCGTCGCCACCATCAAACAACGCTTCATCAACATGAGTAATCAGTTGTGTCGAAGCTACCAAAGCATCATACGCTTCTTTAGTAATCTCCTCCAAAGGTGCTTGGTGAAAGCCGTGTTCATTGTGTAGCAAGAATGACAAAGACTTGTGATTGTTCTTGTAGTTCTTTGCTAAATACTTCTGAATCTCAGGCAATTCTTCCTTACGATAGTACACAGTGCAGGATACGCTATTGTCTGACCAGTTAGCCTGTAACCACTTAACTACTTCCAACTGATCGATAGCGGTCATCTCAGCAGCAATCTTAGTACCCTCAGGATAGCAGAATGGGAATGATACAACCATCGTGCTGTGATCCTCAGAACCATCAAAATGACGCTGATATTCGACAGGATAGCCATGTTCACGACATACTTGCACCAAAGGATGATCTGCAGCAATACGAATACGACGAATCATGTATTGTGAATATGCTGGATGACATCCTGAAGTAACTCCCGGAAGCAACGACAAAGTCCCACTTGGTTTCACAGTGGTGAGCTTTACCGACTCAGGGAAGTTATGTGCATGGCTGTACTTAAAGTCAAACTCACGCAGACGGCGATAAGTCTCATTTAACCAGCTACGTTGCTCTTCTGTTGCCTGTAATACACCTGTTACACCAATACCCATCCGCATATTCTTGTGAACAATGTCTTCTGTCTCTTTGAGATGACAAGGCAGTGCAAGGCTATGCTTGTTGATGCGGTACAGTAATTGGCAAACATCTAATAACTGTTCTTTGCTCTCGATGTTAGGCAGATATACTTCTGCTAAACAGCAAGTCTCATAAGCAGCTAAGGATTGCTCTGCACAAGGGTTGTATCCCATGACATCTGGATCAGGATAATCGGTCTCGCCTAAGCGACCAATCTTACGAGAGAGTTTCAGATTGATAAGTCCGTAAGGCTCTCCTTTGCCCTCATAGCCATCCCAGAAGTACTCATGAAGGTCTTTAATATCGTTACATACAACGCTGTTATTCGACATTGCTCTCCATGATGGAATGTTCCCCATGTCCCAACGCTTAGCAAGCAAGTACTCTACATCGTCAGGATCACCGATAGCAATCTGAGCAGAACGGCGTACATTGCCAGCAACGACAATAGAACCGATAATGTTCATGATGTCTAAGCAATCGATAGGGCGTAGTTTCTTACCTTTACGCTTCTCAAGGATGTTACTAATCTTAGCAATGCCATCACATAAGTCTTCAGGACCAGAAGCAGTGCCACCAAAGCCTTTAATAGCCGCACCACGACCACGCACTAGGATGGTGCTATAGGTAAAGGTAGGATTCGTATCCGCTAGAAACGCCGCTTTGAGCGTCTTGCCGAGAAGTTTGACCCACCCTTCACGGGAGTCAGGCACAATAAAATCAGCATCAGCGGTAGTAACACGAGTAGGAGCGCTAAAATCAGCATTGACCGAAGGAAGTTTATCAACATGTTGCCTCTGAATGTTATAGCCAACGCCAGAGCCAAGCATCAGCAAGTCCATCGCCCATGTGAAAGGACGGACAGGTTGATCAATAACGGTGAATGCACAGTTCTGCAAACTAGCCAGCCCTAAGCGACCAACTGTGTCTGTCCCCATTTGCCACAGGAATCGTCCAGCAACAGTGCCTTTCAATTCCATTAAATACTTCCGTAGACGCTCTTGCTCGTCAGCGTCAAAGTTACAGCCTAACTGATCGTTAGCGGCTTTAATAACCCTTTCAACTGTATCGGTAAATTCTTCTGTTTTAGACTTCGGATTGCCTTCTTCTAATCTCCTTGCGTATGTTCTTTTATATGTAATGTAGCCTACAGTGCTGAAAGGTGTGTTATATGTCATTCTACTTCTTTCTCTAGTTTATCAAAATTATCTTCAATTAAATCTACAAATCTCTCAACGAGATCCTCAGATGATATTTCAAGAAGCTCTAATAAGTCAATCTCATTTATTTGCTTTAGTCTGTCTTTTAGATCGTGTATTGTTAGTGCCATCTTTCTTTACCTTCTTTGGTTGTTCAAAATGCTGCAATGCTTTTTCAAGTCCTTCTTCCCATGTATCAAACCAAACAGTCTTCATACTATCGTACCAGTAGGTCTTTTCACCTTTAGGATACCATCTCCAGCAAGATAGTTTTTCTTGACCAATTAAGTTTGCTACCGGAGTGCCGACGGAACCAGCGCAGTGTGCGATAGCAGAGTCGACAGAGATTACCCCGTCCAACGATTGAATTATATCAGCAGTATCGACCCAACGCTTTGAGGTCAAATATCCTTCGTCTTGTTGTAACGAAACCCAATCGAACTCAGGATGTTGTTTTATGAACTTGTCCATGATTTCTTTTGGCATCTGCTTTGCTGCCATATTCCAACTTTTGTTAGTTGTAGTATAGCAGTATCCAATTAAGGGTTTATCTCTTTGTGGTTTTACTATCTCAGGATTGGAGAAAATCCCTCCACTGCCGTAGATTTTGTCTACAGCCTTGGTCGGCAAAACTCCGTGTTCCATCAAGAAGTAAGGCAGGGACATTACTTTGATGCGTACTGCGTTAGGAAATGATTCTCCCATTGCGTATGCACCATCGTGATCTGGTAATCGATTGACAAAACGAAAGATTTCTGGTGGAAATGCTAACTTTACTGTCCGAATACCTGCCTGTTTGAGAAGCGGAATAAAGCGACTAAATTGAATCATGTCGCCCCAGCCAGCTTCGCACCACACAATTGCGTTCATTCCTCGGCAGTCCATTCCGGGAATCCATACAGGAGTTCTGTCGAAATGAGACTTTACACCCTGAGTAAACTGAAGGTGTGGCAATGAGCGTAATTCGTGGAGATAAAAACCGTATTCCCAATCGCCCTGCTTGATCAGTTCCATCCCTTTCTGATAAGCTGGATTGGCTTCCTCTTGATTGGTAATCGCAAAGAAGTTAATAAGTCGATTTTTGTTTAACTGTATCATGAATAATACTTTTTGTCAATAGTTTCGTAGTTCGCAATGAGAAATTCTATATAATGCTTAGCCTTTTCAAGGTCTTGTATACCGTTCTTGTACGGAAAGCGAAGTAAGTACTTAACAACATTAGCACTCCAAGGATCTAGCCCGTAAGCCATCATAACGTCCCAAGGCTGGATTTCAGCGACTTGGTAATGGTCTCCCCCAACCTGCTTACGATCGGGGCTTACAGACTCGTTTATGCGGTCTATATAGTCTTTTAATTGCATTGCTTTATCTCCACTGACGATTTGACTGATTTTGTAGACTGCGACCAAGTTCCACAAGAAGCGCACTGATAGCGTTGATAGGTTCCGGTACTAGAGATCGCAGTGCCTCGTTTCTGCAAGCGAGTCGAAGCACAATTAGGGCAAACATGATCGTCAGCAAAGAGATTATGATTAGGATGAGACTTAATCCAAGGACGCAAAGCGTTATACAACGACTCAAGTAAAACGACATCTTGTATATTATATTGCTCCATCCGCTTCCACGCATCTTTATCTCCGTTCATACATTTAACCCAAAGCTCATGCCCTTCGTGTTCGTGCTTTTTACCGAGATTGAGTCTTTGTGCTACATAATCCAGCTTGTTACTAGGAAACCTAAAGTTGCTACGAACAACACGCAATAGGTCAATTTGTTTATAAGGCGATGGTGGATTAAAACTATGTAGTAAGAATTCCTTGTTAA